CCTGCAGCATTGCAAATTACAATCAACGACCTTATCGGTGGCTACATGGTTGGCACCGATAACGAAGCTGCAGACAACTTGCTTACCGCCGCAACTTCAGCAGGTGTGTGGGACCTCACGGCAGCCGACCTTTACAAGTCGATTTATGACGCCGCAGTTGTGACTTTGACTGCAACCAACATGTTGCCAACCCACATGTTTGTAGACCCAGCGACATATGCGTTGATTATGCAGCTTGCAGATACCACTGGCCGTACCTTGTTTGCCAACCTTAACGGTGGCTTGTCTGGCATGAACAGCGTAGGCGTCGGCAATGCAACGTCACTTAGTTCTAGCGACAACCGTAACGACAACGGCCCACTTGGATTGAAGCTTGTCGTTGACAACAACTTTGCCGCCAAGACCATGGTCATCATGAAAGACATTGGCTTTGAAATCTATGAGGATTGGAAGGGCATCATGTCGCTTGACCAGCCCACCACTTTGACTCGTGCAGTATCCACACACGGATACTTCTGTACGTTCAAAGCCAACGGTTCAATGATTCAAAAAATCACCCAGGCATAGTCGAAAGGCGGTAAGGCCGCCCATGGCTGAGTACCAAGTTATCTTCCACCAGCGAATAGACAATTACGCTGTTGTCCAAACTTTGACCCAACCCGATGTTGGCATTGGTGAATCTTTCACTCTTGCTGATTTAGGTCACGGTTTAAATGGTGACCATGTTGTTTACAGTTTGCCTGAATACTATTTTCGTGGTGTAGACACTGAAGGCGATTTGCTCTTTGACTACAGTATTCCGATACCCAACCAGGTGTTGTTTTACGATGTCGGAGACACCCTTGAACGTAGCGCCGCTATCCCACAAGGCACCTTGACGTACACCCAAACATGCACTTGGGTGACAGGTACACAAATAGGTACTTGGTTGGGTTTGGCTTTGGTTGGTGTAGACGAAACTGCTTTCTTAGCCCAGTGTGCTTCAGCAGCTAACAATCTGATTTATCGTCGCAGGCAAGAATCTTCTTACACAGATTCACTTACTACGGTGCCCAGTGCCGATGTCGAGTTAGCCACAATAATGATGGGCGGCAGTATCTACCGCCAGCGTGGTGCTATTGACCAATTCGCTAGTTTTAGCGATATGGGCACAGCTGCAGTTTCAGGCTTGTCACCGTTAATTAAACAGTTGGCTGGTATCCCACGCCCAGCGGTTGCATAATGACTATCCCCACAACACCACTGGTTTATGACGACCTCATTGACTACGACGAAACTGGTGTTGTCTATGACCAGACTGGGTACACAGACCTTTTTAATGAGGCCATAGATGACTTGGCGGCAACCCTGGCAACCATTACTGGTTTGCGTGTGGTGTTTGACCCCGAAAAGATAAACCCACCCTGCGTTTTTATTGACGCCCCCAGTTTTGACTCTTTCAACTACAACATCGTCACCATGAATTTTTCGGTAAAAGTAGTGACACTAGGGGCCGCCGATTTGAACGGCTTACGCAACGTTTTAAACATGTCTGCAAGCCTTCTATCTAAGAACGTGGCAGTGAAATCTGGGCGACCTGGCTACCTGCCGATAGGTGGCCAGACTTTTGCCGCTTATGACCTAACCATAACCATGCAAGCACAGACAGGGTAACCATGAAATACACAATTATTAGCGAAAGAGTTGGTGTCGTGGGCGACGAGTTTGTGCCTAGCGACGGTATCAACGTTGAAGCGTTACTAGCTTACGGTTTTATTGTTCACGACAAGACACCCTCAAAATCTGCTAAAACTATTACACCAGCAAAGAAGGATTAACCCATGGCTTCAGCAACTTACCTCAGCAACCCAGGCGTAATGATTAACTCAGTTAATTTGACCGACATGTGTACCAGCGCCACCGTCACCAACCGTTCTTCGGCGCTTGAGGCCACGGCATTTGGCAGTACGTCACGGTCATACGTGGCAGGCCTTTTTGACCAGGAAATCACCCTGGACCTTTACATGTCATATGCGGCTACGGAAACTTACGCAACGCTTGCCGCTTTGGTTGGCACAGTCACCACCGTAAAGGTTGCGACTACTGACGCCGCTTTGACGACTGCCACTGCGACGAGCCCCCGATTTGAATTGGTGGGAACTTTCCTAGAGGAATTGCCCGTCATAAATGCGACCATGGGCGAATTAAGCACCATTTCAATTACGTTTAAAGGTGGGGTACTGACCACCGTAGTTTCGTAATCCACACACAAACAGCAAAGGCCCGACATGCAACTAACACTTAGAGTAGACCAGGGTGATGGCCCAGTCGAAGTAAGCACAAACCTTTTTACGATTGTGTCATGGGAACGCAAATTCAAACGTAAGGCCAGTGACATGTCGAACGGTATCGGCATTGAAGATTTGGCGTATTTAGCACACCAGGCATGTCAGCAACACAATGTGGTTGTGCCGGTTGTTTTAGATGACTTCATCAAAAAACTGGTGTTGCTTGAAGTAGTCAGTGATGAACCTGACCGCCCTACCTTGCCAGTACCTACCGATTCGCTTTAGCAAGTCTGTTAGCGGCGACAGGATACTGGCCACCTGAAGTAGAGTTTGACATTAACGACCTGACAACAGTTATTAAGGTCATTAACGAAAGCCGTAAATGATGGAAGGCGTAACTACAACAATTGAAGTGTTGGGCCTGAAAGACGCCGTTAAATATTTGAACTCTGTAGAGCCTGGCTACCGCAAAGCGTATGTGGCAAACATGAAAATGGTGGCCCAACCAATGACTGACGCCATGAAAGCAAGTTATGACAACAATCGTTTTCCTAGTGGCACCAAACGCCGTTGGTCGCCTGAAGGTAGGCAGGTTTTCCCATTGACCGCCGCTAACGCTGTGAAAGGTGTTTCGCTTCGAGTCAATAATAAAAAGCAAGGTGCCGCCTTTTCAGTTATGCAAAAGAATCCTGCCGCTTCAATCTTTGACATTGCAGGCCGTGCTAACGCCAATCCTTTGGCAACCGCTTTTAGTACCAAGTTTGGGCGTTCTGCAAGCCGTGTGATATGGCCAGTGTTTGAGGCAAAGATTAGTGATATCAGCGCCAACGTTCAAAAAGTTGTTGATGATGTTATTGCCGAAGTTAATAAGAATTTTAAGGTTGTCTGATGTCTGCAATATCCATTCCCATTATTAGCGATTTTAACGGTAAAGGCATTGACAAAGCCATTAGGGAATTTAAGAAATTAGAAACTAATGGTCAGCGTGCAGCGTTTGCCATTAAAAAGGCGGCAGTCCCAGCAGGTATTGCTTTGGCTGCTATGGGCGCTTTTGCTTTTGACGCAGCCAAAGCGTTTGCTGAAGATGACGCTGCAGCACAAAAACTAGCGACCAGCCTACGAAACACCACTGGGGCGACTGATTCACAGATTGCTAGCGTCGAAAAGTTCATTACCAAAACCAGTATTGCGGCCGCTGTTGCCGATGATGAGTTACGCCCTGCATTAGACAAACTTGTACGAGGCACCAGGGACGTTACTAAAGCGCAGGACCTACTTAACCTTGCCCTCAACATATCCGCAGGCACTGGGAAAGATTTAGGGTCAGTATCAGACGCTTTGTCAAAAGCATTTAACGGTAATTTTACTGCACTTAAAAAGTTAGACCCAGCACTGGCTGAACTAATTAAAAGTGGTGCTTCGACTGACGAAGTGTTTGCTGCTTTAGGCAAAACCTTTAAAAACCAGGCTTCAGTCGCTGCCAACACTACCCAGGGCAGTATGAAGAATCTGAACATACAAATGGGTGAACTGAAAGAATCCATTGGCGCAGCTGTTATGCCTGCTTTACAGGCACTCATGCCGTACCTTATGAAGTTTGCTACATGGGCGCAGGAAAACCCTGACCTGGTCAAAATTGCGGGTGCTGCCATTGTTGGTTTAACTGCTTCGATTGTTGCCATGAACATTGCTATGGCACTCAATCCGATTGGCGCTTTGGTGTTGGCTTTTGGTTTGGTTGCGACAGCGGCAGCGATTGTCTATGTCAAATTTGAACAGTTCAGACCGCTACTACTAGGCATATTTGGACCTTATGGTATTGCTGTTGGCGCTGTGGTGTATTTTAAAAATTACATTATTGAGGCTTTTAGCATTATTTACAATGGCATTAAAGCCACTATGGGCTTTGTGGCCAATGTTATTACAGCGCCGTTTTTAGC